GTCTACTACTTTATATAGCTCCTTTTAATGAAAGCTTAACATGGCAATTAAAAAAAAATTCCAATCTTTTAAAAAAGAATCCGAAATAGACTTTGTTGCAAAATCATTAGCCCCTAATGATGTGAAATCTGTTGGAAAAGTCTTTAAAATTGCAGCTTTAGCACTTGGCTATCATGGTACTAACTATTTTTATACTGGCAGAAGCAATTTTGAACCTTCTCCATATGATTTTGATAGAATCATGCAGGCTGTTGACACCGACTCATATGTCAGACAAGCAATGCAAAAGTATAAGGATCTTTTTTGGAAAGAGGGTTGGAAGATAACAAGCGAGAACCAAGAAGCTGTTAACTACCTGTATCAAAGAATAGATTATATGGAAATGGCTATGAAAAAGCCTTTTTTAGATTTTTTGATTGACATCTCAGATCAGTTGATAAAGTTTGGAAACGTTTTTATTGTCAAAGCAAGAGGTGACTTAAATCAATATTTCCCCACTAAACTTTCTCCAGTTGGAGAAAATAATTCACTTCCAGTAACAGGATATTATTTGATTCCAACGGAACAGGTAAGAATTCTCAGAGATAAACACAATAGGCCAAAGTCCTATATGCAACAAACAGATCCAATGACTTATGCTCCAACGGATAGGGATCCAGTTTGGTCTGCGGACAGGGTTATACATCTGTATCTTGATAGAAAACCAGGTAGAGCTTTTGGTACTCCATTTTTAACAAATGTTTTAGACGACGTTGTTGCACTAAGACAAATGGAAGAAGACATCCAAAATTTAGTTCACAGAGAACTATTTCCGCTGTACAAATACATTATTGGAACAGCTGATCAACCAGCTGAGCCAGAGGAAATAGAAAGAGCCGCTGCCGAGATAGAAAATCTTAGATCTGAAGGCGGATTAATCCTTCCATATAGGCATGATGTCGAGGTTATTGGTTCAGGCAAAGAAGTCTTGGACGCAGATCCCTACATGCAGCACTTTAAGGAGAGAGTGGCAATAGGTTTGGGTGTAGCGCCGCATCATCTTGGCATGACATTGAATGGTGGCAATAGATCTATGACAGAAAGATTAGACACCTCATTGTACGACAAGGTTAAGCAGTTTCAAAAGCAGTTCGCAGAAATGGTCAGATTGCACATCCTAAACGAGCTTTTATTTGAAGGTGGGTTTGATCCAATTGAAAATCCAAATGAATCAACTTCATCCGAAAGATGTTTTTTTAAGTTTAATGAAATCGATGTAGATACACAAGTTAAAAAAGAAACTCATATTACACAAAAATATGTAAATTCTTTGATTACACTTTCTGAAGCAAGATTGGAGCTTGGTTTAGATCCAGAGGTTAATCTAGATGAATTATTTAGTGGCATACAAAACTCAATGCAAAAAGATTTGATAGATTCCCAACAACAGGCGCAAGATGCAGATGCAGATACTCAAGAGCCAGCAAAATCTGGACAAAGAAATCTGCCTTCAAACAGAAAGGGCGTTGGGAATTCAGTGAGACCCCAAAATCAATCTGGAAGAAAAACTTCCCCTAACATCAAAAGATCAGATGCTAATTGGATAAATACGGTTGAAAATTTGCTAGAAGAGCAGTATAATGTTAAGATAGAAGAACTCCAAAACAAAAATCAAAGTGAGGAATAATAATGCCATTTATGTTCACGTCAGAAACATCAAAGCAGTATATGTTAGAAGAGGACGCCGTTAAAGGTTTTGAAATGGCTGTTGTTAATGGTCAGTCAAGATTAGCTTTATCTATTTTGGTAGACGTTCTTCACGGAATGATGGAAGTGCTTCACGCAATTGTGGACGACGAAGTTCCAGAAGAAGCTTTAGTTGCAGAAGAAGTAAAAGAGCAAGTTGAAGTAAAACCTTTAGAAAAAAAGAAAACAGAACAAAAACAAGAAGTAAAAAATTTAGATAAATAATGCTGACTATAGTTGGTTGCCCTATATATAAAAGAAATTGGATTTTTCCAGTTTGGGCTGCAGCTTTAGAAAGACAATCTGTTTCTTTAAGCAAAATGGGTTTTGTTTTTATTACATCCAGTTCAGATGTTGAAACAAAAAATATGATTCAACAATGGAAAGATGCCCATCCCGAAATACCAGTTTTTGATATTGTTGACAAAGATGATACAGCTCACCATGAGCATACTGAAAACTCAAGACAGTGGACAATGTCTAAGTATTATAATATGGTTTCTTTAAGAAATTATTTATTAGAAAATGTTCGAAAATATGAGCCAGACTATTTTTTTAGTTTAGATTCAGATGTAATATTGCAAAATAGTTCAACAGTAGAGCTACTGATTAGTCACATCAAAGATGGGGCAGACGCAGTTAATCCATTAATGTACATGACTCCTCTTGGGGTTGATTTTCCAAGCGTAATGACCTGGTTGGACGAACCAGGCAAAAAAGCTAGAAGAGATAAGGGTTATCCAATTGGCACATTCTTCAAGGCAGATGTAATTATGGCTGCTAAAATGATGTCAAAAGAAGCTTATCAAAATGTAGATTATATTTTTCATTCTCAGGGAGAAGATCTTGGTTGGTGTTCTGAGGCCTATAAAAAAGGATTTCGAAACCTTTACAGTGCCTCATACTTGTACGCACCACATATCATGCACCCTCAAATGCTGGGCGCATATTTAAACAATGGAGACCCCAGACAAATGCAGCAATTTGCAAACATACAAAAAATATGATATATTTGTATAGAATTGTTTAATGTTATCAAAACTAAGATACTATATACAGAAGTAGTTAAATAGGAGTAAAAATGACTTTTAATTTTGTTGAAACTTTTATTCTTGAAATGCCCAATTTTAAAAACTCTGATATGACTTTTTCTGAAGCCAAGAGTTCTTCCAAGGGTTTGATTATTGAAGTGGCCGCAATACATGAGCGGTCTTACTGGTAATTATAATAATTATTCTGCATTAGAACTTGAAAAGGCGCTGCAATCTTGGGTAGAACCATATCCAAAGCCGATTATTCTAAATCATGATTTAAACTCTGAGCCAATTGGTAGAGTTATGGCAGCAAAGATGGACAAAGAACAAGATGGATCTATGTATGTCAGGTTACAGATAGCTATTACTGATCCCGCTGCTATTGAAAAGGTTATGGACAAAAGATATCTGACTGGTTCTGTTGGTGGCAGGGCAGGCAAGGCTGTTTGTTCAATTTCTGGGGATGACTTGGCATCTGAATCTTTGGATGGAAAACCAAAGTTTCCCAAGTATAAAAGAGGTCAAATTTATAAGGGAAAACTTGCTTTTATCGATATGCAAGATATTGCTTTTAAAGAGTATTCATTTGTCAACCAACCAGCAGACAGTAAGTCTGGAGTAAGATCAGCATCTTCTGGAGATGCACCTGTGCAAAACTCCTCTGATGGCTGGGTTGCCCGCAGTTCTGCATTTGTCCTAAGTATGGACGAGGAGGATATCTTTGCCGTTACGGAAAATCAATCCTTTTTTAAAGGAGTTGACCAAGCAGAGAGTAAGCCAGTGTACCTTCATTTGAAAGCTCAATTTTTGTCAGCAATGGCTATCCACGAAAGTGAAACTTATAAGGATGATAGTACTTCATTACTATTAAACAGAGAAAACAAGAACAATGAGGAGTCTTCAAACATGAACGTAAGTGCCGAAGAGGACAACGTTTTGGCCGTTGTTGAGTCGCTGTCTGAAGAGACTGTTGCAACACAAGTGCCAGACACTATTTTAGAAGTTAATAACGAAGTTTCTGAATCAGAAAATCCACAAGCAACTCAATCCAGCGGTGGTCAAAATGTCGAATCAGAAAACACAAAGATCTCAAATGACAATTCAGAAAAAGCAGATGAACAAGAAATGAAAGATGTTGAATCTGAAAAAGCTGAAGAGCCAAAAGAGCAGCCTGAAGAAATTCAGGTTGAAACTCAAGAAGAGCCAAAACAGGACAGCACACTCGATAGTGAAGATAAAGTAGCTACTGAGAGTAAGCCGTCCGATGCACTCGAAAGAGTAAAGGCGCTTGAGGAAGAGAATATCAAGCTGAAGAAAGCCTTGCATAACACTCTCGTTGAGAGAGTTGTTGACGCAAAAATATCTGTTGGTCTTGAGTCTTTCGAAAACAGAGAAGCAGCAATTGATGATCACAAGAATCGTAGTGCATCATCGTTAGCTGACTCTCTGAGAGATATGGCAAAAATGCCCCAAACAAAAAACGTTAAGGTAAAAATGCCAGAAATCGCTTCTGAGACAGAAGTTGTTGAGGGTGAAAAAAATGCAATAACACTCGATGATGAAAGCAAAGAAGAAAAGTCGGATGACAACAGTTCAATAGAACAGCTTTTCGTAGATACGCTTATGGGTCGCCGTAAGCTTTAATTCACAACAATAAGGAGAAATATAATGTCATTAGCAAAATTTCGTAAAGTAGGCACCAAGACAGGTGCAGGTCGCTTTGTGGTTTCTGAGGGTATCGCCCCAGCAGCCTATTTGCTTCCTCATAAAGGTTTGCCAACGTGGTACCTAGACAGTGAAGATGATCGTTTTGAAATTGTTATTCCAAAAGGAACGATTCTTTCAGTTGTTGCAGACGCCAATGGTGATGCATGTGTTGTTCCAGCAAATGGATCAGCTTCATCGGTTACTTGGGGCGATACTATTACTGATTGGAATCCACTTAGTGGTGCAACTCCAAACAGCTCCCGCAGTGGAGACACAGTTGTAGTTGGAGCTCGTTCGATTCCAGTTGGCTGTGCGCAGTACGACTTGTATCGTCCGTTTGATAAGGGCACCTCACAGGGTGCAGGTTTCATCACCCATGGATATGTTGAATATCCAATGGTCAGTGGTGTTAATGGTGATGTCACTGTTGGTTCGGTCGTAAGAGCGGATCATATGGGTCGTCCAGTTTTGGCAGCTGCTAGTGAGTTCTTGTACTCGTCAGCAGTCTATTCTTACCTCCAGGTTGGTAAGGTAGTGGAAGTAGAAAAGTTTGCAACCAACTTTGATGATGGTCTGCTTTCCTACATGCAATTGCCATCAGATCCGGGTGCACTTAAGACAGTGTTCGAGCTCACCAGAGCCGGCGCTTTCTCAGGTAAGCTTGGTATCCGTTCCAATCTGGATGTACATAATGTGGTCGGCGCATTCCGCGTCAATCTGACACTCTAAATAAAGAAAGATAAACAGGAGGAATAGTCCTAAGATGAGTAAGACAATCCAAGAGCTCCTCTCGGGTCTCCCAGCTTGGGAGAACGCGTTAACCGAGGACGGGCATATCGATGAGAATAACAGAGTAACCATTAAAGAAGCTTTTGCGTCCCCAGATGCAGCAGTACTCTTTCCTAAGGTTATTTCACGTACGCTGAAGGAAGCTGCAGAGCCACAATTATTGGTTACGCCTCTTCTTTCTACTGTGCGCCTCGGCAAAGGTCGCTCGTTAGAGTTCCCAGCCGTTAACGCAATCCAAGCTGCAGAAATACCTGAGGGTCAAGAGTACCCAGAGCAGGCACTCGCATTTGCTAAGCAAGTCGAGGGCAAGGTTTCAAAGAAAGGCGTCAAGCTGGCTTTCACAGAAGAAGTCATCGCTGATTCCCTTTGGGACATTGTGGGCATGCACGTTCGTGCTGCTGGTCGTGCTATGGCAAGACTCAAAGAGCAAATTGCTCTTAGTCGCTTTAAGGACGCTGCAACGATTGTTTTCGACAATTCTAGCGGTTCATACGATGATACAACCGGTCTCGGTTTCAGTGGCACCGCCAATGGAACTGTTACTTGGGACGATATTGTTGATATGGCAGCTGTTTTAATGGCCGAAAATCATGTTCCGACTGATTTCATTCTGCACCCGCTTATGTGGTCCGTATTCCTCAAGGATGCGATCTTCCACACTGGTGGTTCAGCTGCAGCTGTGAATACAAGCTGGGGCTACCGCCCAGACTCAAAAGAAGGTGCTTTGAACAGCACTGCTCCAATGGGTTTGAATGTAATCGTATCACCATTCGTAAGCTTTACTGCAAAGACGTCAGGCGCAGCCGCTAAATCGGACCTGTTCTTGATTGACCGCAATGAGGTTGGTTCACTTTTGGTCAAGGATGACATGAGCACAGATCAGTTTGATGATCCAAGCCGTGACATTCGTGCCATGAAGATGAAAGAGCGCTACGACATCGTAATGCTCGGTGATGGTGAAGGAATTACAGTTGCGAAGAACGTCAACTTGACTCGCAACTATGAAGTTTCACTGACAAAAGAAATCTAATACACAATAATACCTTAGGACAGTTATAGTTACTTACTGAGTGCATTCGTGGGGCGGCTGAGAGGCCGCCCCTCGGTGCTTTTATGGGTATTGTTATTACTAAATATAATGACGATGTGTGTTAGGAGATATAGGTGGCGCTTTCATTAATTGATACCGTTATTGCGTTAGACTCAACAATGGCTGTTATCAGATTTGGAAGAACAATCAAAATAAGCAGTTTGCAAAATGCAAACTTTATAGTTCAAACGAATAGTTCTACTCCATCTTCTGTTTCAAATCCATTTTTGCCTATACAGACAATTGTTGATTACAATCAAATATCTAGAACATTTAAAATCTATTGGGATCGAGATTCTAGCCTTGTTTCGGGCACGCAGTACCTAATAAGATTAGTCAACTTCCTTGACGCCGCAAATGAAACTATTCCAGAAGAACAGATATCCTTTACCTGGATTGGCGATGCGGCAACTCCATCTTCTTTTTCTTCCGTAAGAGCGCCTGATGCTACGGAAATTTTAGTTGAAGATAAATCTATAAGAACTGACGCTTTTACAAGTGTTCAAATTCTTGCAAAAAATCCCGAATTCTATATATCTGACGTTTATCCAAATAACGGCGATTTTTATATTGAAAATGATTTTAATTTAGGAAGAGCAACGATAACCTTTAATGCTCGACCAGCTTCCAACTATTTAAATAATAACTTCTTTAAATGTCAAAGAAAAAAAATACAAAGAAATCCATCTAGATGGGAAAATATTTCAACAAACGTACAACTTCATTCATGGAAGCCAGAAATATATGTTGATTTTCCATCTATAAATGATTCAACTCCAAGTTATAAAACTCAAGGAAAAGAATATTTTGAAAGCGGTTATAAGTATAGAATTATTGTTTCTAAAAATGTTGGCGTTTAAATGGCAAATCAGGTTTACACTAAGGCAAAACAGTCTCTTTTAAATGGAGAGATCAACACCAGTTTATTTAATTACAAACTACTTTTTGTTAATACGGATCTTTATACTGTTAATATTAATACTGACCAGTATGTTTCAGATATACCCACTAATGCTATAAAGACAGTTTCCGACAATTTAGCCAATGTAACAAATGCTAATGGCATTTTAAATGCAGATGATATTATTGTTTATCATGATGGATCTTCGTTTAATGCAATTGTTTTGTATCAGGTTGGATCTTCAAGCAGCACCTCTAGATTAGTGTTATACATTGATGATTCAAGTAGTTTACCATTCGATGGTAGTAGTTCGCCTATTGTTATTACTATATTTTGGAGTGATACAATAAACAAGATTTTGTCTTTGTGAGGAAAAAATGGCAACACAATATCCACTTGGATTAGATAATTTAATCAATCCAACTTCAACAGACAGATTAGATTCTGCTACTGTTCCCCATCATACTCAACACCAAAACGTCAACGATGCTATTGAAGCAATCCAAACAGTTATTGGTGTAGTTCCAGCTGGTTCTCATTTAACTGTAAAAGATCGAATAATAGCAGCAGAAACAAATATTTCAACTCAATCAGTTTTAAATGGTCTTACAGACGTTACTATCAATTCGGTAGCTACAGGTCAGGTTTTGCGTTACAACGGTTCAGAATGGGTAAACTACGCTGAGTCAAATCTTGTCGATGGAGGAAATTTTTAAATGGCTAATACTCTAAGAATTAAAAGAAGGTCTTCATCTGGCGCAGTTGGTGCGCCATCAGGTTTAGAAAACGCAGAATTAGCTTTCAATGAAGCCGATAATACTCTCTATTATGGAACTGGCACTAGTGGAGCCAACGGGTCTGCAACAAGTGTCATAGCAATCGGTGGATACGGTGCTTATACAACTCTTGGGACAGTACAAACTATAACTGGGAACAAAACATTTTCGGGTACTGTTGTTGTTCCAACGCCATCTGCCAGTACGCACGCAGCAACAAAAGCATATGTAGATAGTGTTACTGGTGCGTTGGCTACGTCATTTAGCGTAGCTGGAAATTCTGGATCTGCTCAAACAATAACATCAGGAACAGATACTCTTAGTATTTTGGGCGGTGTAGGGTTAAGCTCAGCTGCAACATCAGATACTATTACTCTCAATATTAATAACACTGCAGTCACCAATGGTTCTTATGGCGCCGCAAATAGCGTTGGAACATTTACGGTTGACCCTCAAGGTCGTTTGACAGCAGCAACCAATGTAGCAATCTCAATTACCGCTTCACAAGTTAGCGATAGGGCAACAAATCTTGTAACTGGGTTGACGGGAACAGCAAATGAAATTACAGTTTCTAACTCTGGAGTTGGTGCCGTAACATTAAGTTTACCATCAAACGTAAACGTTGCTAATAATTTAGTTGTTGGCGGAAACTTAACTGTCAATGGAACACTTACTGCAATTAATTCAACCACACTTACTGTTGATGATAAAAATATTGAATTAGCTAGCACAGATTCTCCTACGGACGCATCAGCAGATGGGGCAGGTTTAACTGTCAAGGGTGCTACTGATAAAACTTGGAATTGGGTTAATGCTACAGATGCATGGACAGCTTCCGAGCATATAGACATCGCTAACGGTAAATCATATATTATTGACGGTGTAACTGTGCTTTCAAGCACTACTCTTGGTTCGGGTATAGTTAACTCTTCACTCGCAGCATTAGGCACTGTTGTTACGGGAACGTGGAATGCAGGGACTATAGCAATTGCTTATGGTGGAACTGGAGCAACAACTGCTTCAGGAGCAAGGACAAATCTTGGATTAGCAATAGGCACTGATGTCCAGGCATACGATTCGGAATTAGCAGCTTTATCTGGTCTTACTTCGGCAGCAGATAAACTTCCATATTTTACTGGTGCAAGCACAGCAGCGTTAGCGGATTTCACAAATTTTGGCAGAAGCTTGATTGCAGGCATCGATGCTGCAAACACAAGAGTAACTCTTGGCTTAGGAACAATTTCGGTTCAGAGCGCTGCAAATGTTGCGATAACTGGTGGCTCAATAACCAATTTGTCGACATTTGATGGTGTCGTGATTGATGCTGGAACATTTTAATTTCTAAATAATAGAAAGGTTTTTCGGTGGGCTTACCAAGCATTTCGCAAGGCCAAATAGCTATTGACCCAGTTAATAGAATTTTTTATTATCTCGATAGTGATGGAAACTTAGTTAATTCTTCTTTAAATCTTCTTCAACAATCTAATACTTCTATCACTACAGAAGAAAATTTAACGGTAAATAATATTACAGTTCTTGGAAGTACAACATCCATAGAGTCAACTGTAACGACATTAAAAGATCCTATTATTACCTTAGGTGGATCAAGCGCACCAACTCTAGACGATAACAAAGATCGTGGAGTTGAATTCATGTGGCATAACGGCACATCGTCAAAGAAAGGTTTTTTTGGATTTGATGATTCTACCGGAAAATTTACTTTTATACCAGACGCAACTAATTCTTCTGAAGTTTTTTCTGGATCTATTGGAGAAATAAACGCAAACATAACTTGGGATAACGTTATCGGTAAACCAACTTTTGTTAATTCCTTAACCGGAACTTCTAATGAAGTAAATGTTACATCAACTACAGGCGCAATAATCATCAGTCTACCATCAACTGCTGCAATTAATATTAGTGGCACAGCAGTAGGTTGGACTACTCCTAGGAAAATAACATTGTCAGGAGATTTAGGGGGCAATGTATTTATTGATGGAGGAAGTAACGTAACTCTATCTGCAAGCATTGTTGCCAATTCAGTAACTCTCGGAACAGATACCACTGGAGATTATGTTGCGAATTTAACGTCGGGTACTGGCATCACAATAGTGAGTGGATCTGGCGAACAATCTCAACCGATTATATCGGTCACTAACAATATTTACGATGCATTTGGAGCAGCTGCAGTGGCAGAGTCTAATGCAGCAACAGACGCATCAACGAAAGCTGGTACCGCGTACAGTAACGCTGTAACTTATACCAATACCGGATTGTCTCTTAAGGCAAACATTGCTTCACCGACTTTTACTGGAACGGTCACTACTCCAATACTAGTTATAGATACCGTAGAGGTCGATACAACAGGTGCGATTACTGGTCAAGTTCTTAGATATAATGGAACAAAGTTTGAACCCGCTACGGAATCTGGTCCTGCTGGTCCTGCTGGTCCTGCTGGTCCTGCAACAACGGATGCAAGTTTATTAATTTCTGGCATTTTACCAGACGCACGATTGTCTGCGGAGATAGCAAGAATTTCTTCGCCAACTTTCACTGGCACCGTTTCAGGCATTACGGCAACGATGGTTGGTCTTGGCTTAGTTGACAATACTTCTGACACGGCTAAACCAGTTTCCGCTGCACAGCAAACTGCAATTAATTTTAAAGCTAATATTGCTTCACCAGCGTTGACTG